GTTTAAAAAGTACGCGGCTATAATGAAGCGCCCCGACCTTGTAAAAGATTGGAATAAAGTAGAAAAGATTAGGACAAAGGCATTGCAACAAGTAAAGGTGGGTAGTAAATTAACCGACCTTTTAATAAAGCCAAATGAAGATGATTCATGGGCTGATTTAGTTGAGGCTTATGCATCATTCAAACTAATTACAGGCAATGCTTATGTTTACTCAAAAGCTATCCCAATGGGTAGGAATATGGGTAAGCCGTTGGAGTTGTATGTTTTACCTTCGCAATACATGAGCATTATTGCAGACCTTAGCAAGTTCCCAATAACGCCAACAGGTTATCAGTTATATATGCAGTTTACGGAATTATTTAACAAACAAGAAATTTTACACGATAAATACTTCAATCCCAACTGGAATATCGTAGGGAATCAATTATATGGTTTTAGCCCATTACAAGCGGCAGCGAGAGTATTAACAAGAAGCAACGAAGGTAAAAAAGCGGCGGTTGCTAATTACCAAAACGGCGGACCAAAGGGTATATTATTTGTAAGTGATGATAAGCACGATCCACAATTTACCGTTCAAGAAGCAATGGACTTGAAAAAGTCTTTGGCACGAAATCAAGGCGCGGAAAATGTTAATCAAGTAGAAACAAGCGGCTATAAAGTGGATTATGTACCATTGGGGCTTAGTCCTGTTGATTTGGATTTATTAAATGCCGAAAATTTAGACCTTAGAGCATTATGTAACATTTATCAAGTGCCTTCACAATTACTCAATGACCCGAGCAATAAAACGTACAACAATACAAGCGAAGGCGAAAAGGCTTTAACCGTTCGATGCGCCTTACCAATGCTTAGTTCAATACGCGACCAATTTAACCGCAAATTTGCTACCGATTGGGGCAAGATGGATACCATCATTGATTTTGATTTGAGCGTTTATTCTGAATTAGAAGAAGATAAAAAACAACAAGTTGATTGGTTGGAAAAATCTTATTTGCCGCTTCGCAGAAGATTAGAGATAATGGGAGAAAGCACAGAAGGCTACACAGATGAGCAACTAAATACAATCTTTGTACCTAGTGGAGTTACAACCATTGATGAAGCAATGAATCAAGCACCGATAACAATTCCGCAAGGATTGAATGATTATGCGCAGTAACCAAAAACGATTCTTAAGTTTCCTTAAAACGATACAAGACAAATATCGTAAAGCGGTGCGCGATGCCATCGAAGGGCAAATAAATTACTACATTGAAACCAAAAGTTTAGAGTTACCAAAAGGGGAACTTACAAAGGTTTTATTAGGATTGCATTTTGATTGCGCTTACCCTATGGCGGTGCAAGAACGTACAAACATAAAAAGAGCAATTAACCGCAAAGCCGATGAACCGTTTAACCGCCTTGAATGGATGGTAAATGAATATTTTAGGCGTGAGTTGTTAAGCAATGCAGTTGCACCGATAACAAATACAACACGCAAACAAATTGAATTAGTAATGATTCAAGCTGCAAAAGAAGGATGGGGCGTTGATGAAACCGTTAGGGCTTTGCGCAATAGTGATATTACAAAGAATAGGGCTGAATTAATAGTAAGGACCGAAAGTACAAAAGCCGCAAACGCTGGTAAAATGTTAGGCGCGGCTGATATGGGCGTGGCAGTAGAAAAGCAATGGGTAAGCGCAACCGATAATAGAACAAGGCGGATACCGCGCGACCAATACGACCATTTACACATGAACGGTAAAAGAGTTCCTTATGATAGTGGATTTGTAGTTCCTTCAACAAGGTCAATTGATTTAATGATGTATCCAGGCGATCCACAAGGTTCGGCGGGTAATGTTTGCAATTGCCGTTGTACCGTTGTATTCGTTCCTATTCGCGATGCCGTTGGTCAAGTAGTGCCGTTGCGTTCAACCTTACAAGGTGGCGGAGTAGGCAATGTATTTGTACAAATTGCAAACGCTGCAATGAGTTTTGTAATCACAAGAGATTTGATAGAAAATTTAATTGGTGAAATATTCCAAGAATAATTTAACTTTGTAAAATATTCGTTCCTATGAAAAAATTGGAAGTTAAATCAATGGTTGGAGAAATTGCCGATGTCGATTCTGAAAAGAAAAGAGTCAAGGCGGTTTGGGCGCGTACTGGTAATGTCGATAGAGATAACGATATTATTGTTGAGGGCGCATTTACTAAAACTATTGCAGAGAATGGACCTAACGGGAAAAATGAAATATGGTCATTGGTAGACCATTACACTTCATTTAAGTACGCTTTGGGTAAGCCTGAATCTTTGTACGTTGATGGCGATAAATTAGTTGCCATTACTCCGATAGTAGATACCGAACTTGGGGAAGATATGTTAAAGTTATACATGGCTGGAGTTATCAATCAACATTCAATCGGGTTTAGTACAATTAGAAGTGATTTTAGGGATCAAGAGCAAAAAGTTAGATTAATAAAAGAAGTTAAGTTGTATGAGGGTTCAGCCGTTCTGTGGGGCGCTAATCCCGAAACACCAACTTTGGATATTATGAAATCTTTTACTTTTGATAAGATTGAAAAAAGCGGAACATTACTTGAAAGATTAGAAAAGTTACCTACATTGATGAAAGCATTATCAACAGGTAATTTTACAGACAATACTTTTTATTTATTAGAAAGGCATATAAAGCAAATACAAGAAGAAGTTGAAAGCACCTACGCCGCTGCTCAAAAAGCAGCACCTACGCCGCAACGAAACGAAATCTTAGACGCTTTGAAACAATTTAATTCACAATTTTAAATTTATTCAAGATGGAAAATCAAGAAATCGTTGTTGAGGTTAAAAAAATGAGCGACCTTATCAACAACATCAAAGAAAGCGCTGAAAAAAAATCAGCAGACATTACCGCTTCTTTAGAAGCAAAGTTGGCTGAATACAAAGCCGCTTCTGAAACTAAATCAGGCGAAGAATTGAAGTCAATTCAAAAAGAAATGCAAGATCAGTATGATGCTTTTGTAAGCAACAAATCTGCTCATGCTCCAAAGGCTACTAAGTCTATTGAAGATGCTTTAGCTGAAAAATTAGGCGAATACAAGTTCGGTCAAGAAGGCGTTGAAAACGAATTCTCTAACGAATTGCGCCACAAGAAGTCTATCCGTTTTGATTTCCCTGAAATTAAAGCAATGGGCTTAAACAACCTATCTGGTGATCCAGTAGCATCTTACGGACCGCGTCAAGCTATCCTACCTGCTCAAAAAGTAAACTTTAGAGATTTAGTTCCTACTTTGAACACCGAAACTGGATTGTATGTTTTCTATAAGGAAACTTCTACTCCTAACAACATTGCAAAGCAAAGCGAAGGTTCTACAAAAGGAGAAAATACCTATGCATTTAGCGAAACAAAAGTAGTTCAGCAATACATTGCTGGTTTCTCTACTTTTACTAAGCAAATGGCTACTTCATTACCTTTCTTAAGCCAAACGCTTCCAAGAATGTTGATGAGAGATTACTTTAAGAAGGAAAATGCTTTATTCAATGCATCTGTAACAGGACTTGCAACTGTTGATACAAGCGCTGAAACTGATAAAGTAAAGAAAATCATTGACTTTATCGCTTCTCAACAAGATTTAGATTACAACGCTTCTTATGTTATTGTTTCACACACCGACATGGCTGAGTTAGTTAAATCTACTTACACAAACGGTTACTACGCTGGAGCTGGTATGGTTAACTTACCAGGATTAGGAATGACTATCATGGGCGTACCTGTTATCGCTGCTTCATGGGCTACTGCTGGAAAGGCTTTGATTATCGATGCTGACTTTATCGAAAGAGTACAAGTGAAAGGTCTTGCAATTGAGTTAAGCTATGAAAATGGCACTAACTTCGTACAAAACCAAGTTACTGCTCGTATCGAGTGTCAAACTGAAATCAACCTAATGTTAGGTGCTTCTGCTGCATTTGGTACTTTGTAGTATTAAGTTTAGTTAATAATAATTATCCCTTACAGTAATGTAGGGGATTTTTATTTACATTTGTATTTCATGGTTTGTTTTTTGTTAGCCCTTTGTTTCTACATTGGGCTTTTTTTATACCTTGCATCAAATGATTATCTTTTATTTACCAAATTACGTTCCCCATTATAACGCTGGTGATACTTTAATGGCTCATGCTATTGTAAAATACTTACAAAGCAAGGGCAATGAATGTATTGTAATGCTACCAAAAGAAGTAAATTACGAATATGATGGCGTTAAGGTTGTAAGCCGCAATACATCAATGCTTAAAAATGCTTTGTTGGTAATATGCCAACTAGATACAACGGTTGAAGCTATAAAGCTAAATAAAAACATTATTTGGATTCAACACAATACATTTCCATACCCAACCGTACAAAATAGCGATGCTTGGGTTATATACAACGGTGAGTATTCGCGTCAAGTAATGGGATGGGATAACGAAGGTTTTATATTGCCGCCGCCTGTTGATTATGATTACTATAATGGTGAACGTGGCGATTGTGTTACTTTGATAAATTGCAATGAAAATAAAGGCGGTAAAGTATTTTATGAAATAGCTAAACGGATGCCACATATTAAGTTCTTACAAGTAATTGGCGCATATGGTACGCAATACGTTTGTAGGGATGGCAATAAAGTGATTATAAACCTAAATAACGAGGCTTTTATACATGGGTTGGGTAGTTTGCCAAATGTGGAAGTTATTGAGCATACAGAGGATATTAGAGCCATTTATAAGCGTACTAAAATACTATTGATGCCAAGTGAATATGAAAGTTGGGGCAGAACGGCAACGGAAGCAATGTGCAGCGGTATTCCAATAATTTGTACGCCTACATTT